TGCAACAGAGCAGGGCGTGGTGCCAATAGCACCCCATATATATTTTCCACAGTTTTTAGATGACAACGATCCAACTGATCGAAGATTAGGGCTAGAGATTGGGTTGGATTTGTTGAAGCATTGTGCTGAATTATGGGTATTTGGGACTAGTATATCCGAAGGAATGCTAAACGAAATCGAGGCCGCTAAGAGATTTAATATTCCAGTTATATTCTACAGCGACCGTTGTGAAAAACGCTTCACAGAGTATTAGATGGTTAACAAGCCAATGAAAGGAGGTGATATAAAGCATGTTCGAACAACAAAAAGGCCCGCTGGTGCGCCAACACCAAACAGGCCAGATACAAAATATTACTACTGAAAGTATACCACTGGGATCGAAAAAGTTCTACTTGTAAAACGGAGGTAATTGTAATGAGTGATGTATTGAAATCTATTTGCAAAAAGAGGGGTAATCCATGAGTAAAATTGAAATCACGTTCAAATCTGATGAACTTATTCTAGCCCTGATAAGACTTGCTGAGGCGTTGGAGAACAAGCAAAGATCTGTGGATGTAGATGAGCCTGACGAGGTGGTTGAGAAAGAAGAGCCACCCATCGCGCCTGAACAACCGGAAGATATTAAACCACCCGCTAAAAATGAGAAGCCAGTAACCCTTGAACAAATTCGAGCGGTACTCACTGCAAAATCACAGGCTGGTAAGAAAGCGGCGATTCAGGGGCTATTCAAGAAGTATAATGCAGACAAGCTGACCGCTGTTGATCCCATGAGGTACGCAGACTTATTTAAAGAAGCAGAAGCTCTGTAAATGGTGAGCTACATCCCTTTAACAAAAGGGAGAATAACTCTGATCGATAGCGAAGATTACAGAGATTTCTCACATCATAAATGGATGTTTCATTGCGGCTATGCTAGAAGAGTTGAAAAAGATTCTCAAGAGAAAGGGAACATCAAGATTCCGTGGCGTTACCTATAGAAAGAAAAGTAATAGATGGGTAGCGAGAATCACAATCGATGGTCAACGGTTGGCACTCGGATACTTTGTAACTGAGGAAGATGCGGCAAGAGCCTATAACGAAGCATATTTGAAATATAGAAACAGAGAGGATGTGCCAAATTTCATATGAGCAATTCAGAACGAAAACATGCATTGCTCAGTGCATCAGGGGCAAAGAGATGGGTAACGTGTACTCCTTCAGCGAGGCTTGAGGATACTTTTAAAAATACGACAAGCGTATTTGCGGAAGAAGGAACATTTATGCACGAATTAGCAGAACTACAGATCAATTATTATCTGGAGAGAATTGATCGAGCAAAGTTTAAGCAGCTTTTCGAAGGAATGAAAGGTAACAAATATTATTCTATCGATATCTATGAAGCGGTTCAAGCTTATGTTGGCTACGCTTGTGAAGCAATATCTGAAGCGCATACAAGGTCAAGTGACGCCATAGCACTCGTTGAACAAAGATTGGACTTCTCACATTATGTTGCGGAGGCTTTCGGCACTGGCGATCTTTCCGCGATTATTGTAAACGAGACGTTGAGGTCGAGCAGTCCATAAGGAAGAAACTTGAGAAGTACCCCATATCCGACAATGAACAGAAACTTTGGGTACTCGACCAGCAAATTAATGATCGAGGAATTATGGTGGATACCTTGTTTGTTACAAATGCTACCCTGTGTGACAAACGCTACAGAATGGGCATATATAATGAAGCAAAAAAACTAACCGGACTAGAAAACCCAAACAGTGTGGCCCAGTTAAAGGAGTGGCTATTGGGTAATGGCGTTGAAATGGAGAGCTTATCTAAAAAGGCGGTCAGCGAAATGTCGAGTGCCACGGACGGTAAAACTCAAAGGCTACTCCAGCTCCGTCAAGAAATGGCCAAAACTTCCATTAAGAAATATGTAGCGATGCAGCGGGCGCTCTGTCCAGATAACCGAGTTCGCGGCCTGTTGCAGTTTTATGGTGCGAACCGCACTGGAAGATGGGCCGGAAGATTAATCCAAATTCACAACCTCCCACAAAACCATCTTGGTGACTTGGAGCTTGCACGTGAGATTGTGAAGGCAGGAGACTTTGATCTTTTAGAAATGTTCTACGATAGTGTGCCTGGAGTGCTTTCGGAACTCATCCGAACAGCCTTTATTCCACCAAAGGGTCATCGGATTATTGTAGCTGACTTCTCGGCCATTGAAGCGCGTGTAATCGCGTGGCTCGCAGGGGAGAAATGGCGGCTTAAGGTTTTTGCAGGTCATGGAAAGATATATGAAGCTTCTGCAAGTCAAATGTTCAAGGTTCCGATTAAGAGTATCACCAAAGGCTCTGAACTAAAGCAGAAAGGTAAATTAGCAGAACTTGGACTTGGCTACCAAGGGGGAGTCAATGCGCTTATAGCTATGGGGGCCTTAGATAGTGGTCTAAAGGAAGAAGAACTCGACAGATTGGTCAAGGCTTGGAGACAGGCGAATAGCAACATCGTTAAATACTGGTATGCCATTGATAATGCCGCAAAGAAAGCAGTTAGTAAAAGACAACCCTCCGCAGTAGGTGACGTGAAGTTCCATGTTGAAAGCGGGATATTGTTTATTACCCTGCCATCAGGCAGAAAGCTCTCCTACATTAAGCCTAAACTAGAGCTTAATAAATTCGGTCGTGAGGCCATCTCCTATGAGGGTATTGGCGAGAATAAACAATGGTGCCGCATGAGTACCTACGGCGGGAGGCTCGTTGAAAACATCGTCCAGGCAGTGGCTAGGGATTGTCTCGCCGATGCCATGATAAGGGTTGATAAGGCCGGATACAAGATCGCAATGCATGTCCATGACGAGGTGGTCATTACAGCGCCAAAGGGCGAAGGGTCACTGGAGGATGTGTGCAGCATCATGGGACAGCCGATAAGTTGGGCGGAGGGATTGCCATTAGGAGCAGCCGGGTTTGAAGCTGATTTCTATAAAAAGGACTAAACGGGAGGTCATCCAAGAATGAATCCATTAAAGTATGATGGAACGATCACAATCGCCACGGGCAATTCACGAAAAGAGAAAAAATGGATAAACAAAGAAATGCAGTGGTCTCAGTTCTTAGAAAGAGTTAAAGTCACTCAGAAAACTTCTGAGACCACCCTTGAGTACCGGAAAATGTCTAAAGACGAACAGGATGATCGCAAAGATGTGGGTGGTTTCGTCGGTGGGAAGCTAAAAGGCGGTCAGCGTAAAAATGGCTTTGTCGAGTACCGTTCTTTGCTCACCCTGGACATGGACTATGCCCAGCCCGACGTTTGGTCTGGAATCTTCATGCTTTACGACTTTGCTTGCTGCATATATTCCACCCATAAACATGTGCCGGAGGCCCCGAGGCTCAGGCTCGTTATACCACTGGCGAGGGTGGTATCCGCTGAGGAATATACAGCGATTGCTCGTAAGGTAGCAGTCGACCTCGGCATCGAGCAGTTTGATGACACCACTTATACCGCGTCGCGCTTAATGTACTGGCCGAGCAGTTCAAGTGATGGGGCCTATATATTTGAACACATCGACGGGCCATGGATGAATCCTGATGAGGTCCTTACAACTTACGTGGATTGGAAGGTTGCCTCAAGCTGGCCGGTATCGTCGAGACAGCAAAGTGTTATCAAAAAGTCAGCGGAGAAGCAGACCGATCCCACAACCAAAATTGGCGTAATCGGGGCTTTCTGCCGCGCGTATTCTATCCCCGAAACACTAGAAATATTTCTTAGCGAAGTATATGCTCCTTGCGATATAGAAGGCAGGTATACTTTCCTGGGCGGTACCACCTCCGGGGGCTTGATATTATACGACAACGATTTGTTCGCGTTCTCTCACCATGGAACAGATCCCATCAGTGGTAAGTTAGTTAACGCCTTTGATTTAGTGCGTGTCCACAAGTTTGGTGCTCAGGACGACGGGATAGAGGAAAGTGCGCCTCCGAGTAAGCGCCCCTCCTATAAAGCCATGCAGGAGTTTGCTGTAGCTGACGTAAACGTTAAAAAACAGCTTATGTCCGAGAGTATGGCTGCGGCCTTGGAGGATTTCAGGCCAGGGGATGATAACTGGACGGAACGTCTGGACTATAAAAAAGATGGAACGCTAAAGGCGACCATCGACAATATAAGGTTAATCATGGACCACGATCCTCAAATTTGTGGGATGGTGGGACATAACGAGTTTGCCCATCGGAATGAGCTATTAAAGGACTTACCTTGGCGCGATATGAGCAAAGGTTATTATTGGTCAGATGCGGATGATGCAGCTCTCAGACATTATCTAGAACGGGTGTATGGCTTAAACCACGTGGGTAAAACCATGGACGCATTTTCTGTAATCGTAGAACAGAACAGATTCAATCCAGTGAAGGATTATCTAAGCGGTCTTGTATGGGATGGAATAGAGCGGCTCGATACATTATTAATCGACTATTTTAGTTCGACGGATACCGAGTATACAAGAGCGGTGACCAGAAAAACGATGTGTGCGGCGGTCGCGAGAATCTTTAATCCTGGCTGCAAGTTTGATTATATGCTGCTCCTCATCGGTAAACAGGGGCTTGGCAAGAGCTACTTCATGAAGAAGCTCGGCGGTAAATGGTACTCAGATAGCTTAACGACTGTTGTTGGTAAGGAAGCCTACGAACAGTTGCAAGGCGCGTGGATTCTTGAAATGGGTGAATTATCAGCCGCCAAGAAAGCCGACATCGATGCCCTGAAACACTTTATGTCGAAGCAGGAGGATATATTCCGAGAAGCCTACGGCAGACGAACGGCGGTATTCCCAAGGCAATGCATCTTCATGGGGACGACCAACGACTACGAGTGTTTGCGAGATAAAACGGGCAATCGACGTTTCTGGCCTGTGAACGTTGGGGAAAGTAAACAAAGCCTGTGGGATGATTTTAATGTCGATCAGGTTTGGGCAGAAGCAGTCCAAGGCTATATTGCCGGAGAGGAATTATACCTCAAAGATATGCTGGCCGAGTGGGCTATTCATATCCAAGCTGAGCACACCGAGGAAAGTGATCGGTCCGGTTTGGTTTATGATTATTTGGATAGGTTGCTACCAGACAATTGGGACACCATGGATTTATATGCAAGACGGATGTTTTTATCGGGGGATTTTGGGAGCGGAATTGGCACAATTCAACGAAGTCGGGTATGCGCAATGGAAGTATGGTGTGAATGTTTAGGGGGCGATCCTAAACAACTTTCCAACATCCAGTCACGTGAGATTCGAAGTATCATGGATCACGCCCATGACTGGAAAAGACATGAAGGCTCTCTTCGATTTAGCCTATATGGTCGTCAGCGTGGCTACTTAAGAACTTAGTTTGGTGGATACAGTTTATAAAAAAGTGTAACAGAAGGGGTGGACGTGGTGGATACAGAAAACCAAATCTGTTACAGGCTTCTGTATCCACCCCAAACCCTTGTGAATACTGGGCGTGAAGGGGTAAAGATACACTGGATACAGATTATTACTATAAGTTAATAGTTATAGTTATTAAGGTAATGCGCGCGAGATGTATGCACGAGAACGCGTTTGCGCACGTAAGGGAAAATCATGTTTTTCTGTGTCTTTGTATCCAAGCATTAAAAAAGCAGGTGTTTTATGCAAGAAAAGCAGATTGAACTAAAGCTCAGGGATGCAGTTAAATCCAAAGGTGGTTTGGCATTAAAGTTTGTCTCACCGGGTACAGCAGGAGTGCCAGATAGGATTGTACTGATTCCCGATGGTAGGTTGTATTTCGTAGAACTAAAAGCACCGGGCAAAAGGTTGTCACCAAAGCAAGTAAAAATGGCGGCAGTCCTTGAGAGGCTCGGTCATAAGGTACGAGTAATTGACAGCACCCGGCAGGTAAAGGAGTTCATGGATGAACTATACCCCGCATAATTATCAAGACTATGCCGCAAATCAAATATTAGACAAGCCCGCCTGTGGGATATTTCTTGACCTTGGCATGGGGAAAACGGTTGTAACATTAACCGCCATAGATGAACTCCTCTTTGATCGTTTCGAAGTGAAGAACGTCTTAGTGGTAGCGCCACTCCGGGTGGCCGAGGACACCTGGAGCAAAGAGTGCGAAAAGTGGGATCACTTGAAGCACTTACGTATGGCTAAAGTGTTGGGGCCTAAGAAAACCCGAATAACGGCCCTAGAATCGATAGCGGATATTTACATCATCAACCGAGAAAACGTAGCATGGCTTGTTAACCATTATGGAAAGAAGTGGCCCTTCGAGATGGTGGTGATTGACGAGCTTTCGAGCTTTAAGTCACCCAAAGCTAAACGCTTTAAAGCACTTCGCAAGGTTCGACCACTCATATATCGGATTGTGGGTCTAACCGGGACCCCGGCTCCTAACGGACTCCTTGACCTTTGGCCACAAATATATTTACTGGACAGAGGTGAGAGGTTAGGGAAAACCTTGGGGGGTTATCGTGAAAGGTACTTCGAACCGGATAAACGGAACCAAGAAATAATATTCAACTATAAACTCAAACCGGAAGCCGAGCAAGCAATATATAAAAGAATATCCGATATCTGCGTGAGTATGAAGGCCCAGGACTATCTGTTGATGCCCGAGCGAATCGACAACTATGTGCGGGTCGAGATGGCCCCCAAAGAAAAGGCTCTCTACAAGCAATTGGAGCGCGACATGCTGCTCCCCTTCGCGGGTGGCGAGATATCGCAAAAAAGCCGCTAGGGATATTACCAAGATGCTTGAGTTCAGCAGGGTAAGTTAGATGGTACAAAGTAGGTACTAAGATGGTACTGAAATGGCGCAAAAACGGTATTGTGCCCTTGATATTTGGATGATATAGTAAAGATGCAAAAAGTATATTAATGGCTCTTGGACGACCTGTCCGGGGGCCTTTTATATTGCCTACGAAAGGTGGCGGAGCATATGGCACGCTGCAGATACTTTACTCAAATTGGGTCCTTAAGCATCGAAAACTGCGGAAACTGTAAGAGTTGGAAACGCCGGAGATGCGAGAACGAGGAACTATTAAAGAAGCATTATGAGGACTCAAAAGAATTTGATTTTTACGACCGCATGATGCGTGAAAACAAGAGCATCCGAGGGCCGTTATGATTTTGGTAAAGGAGGCGTTCCGAAAGGGCGTCTTTTTGAATCACTCCTCTCTCCTCTTTTTTTATATTGAGCGGTCTTTGGACCGCCTCCTTTTTCCTGAACAGAATTGACTTGCAATCCTGTGCGTTCAGAGTGATGAATGGTCATGCGAAAACGCAATAAAGCACAGGAGGCGCAGCAAGCATGAAAACACAAACCTTCGGAATCGAGATCGAACTAACCGGAATAACAAGGGAAGAAGCAGCCAACACGGTCGCAGCCTACTTTGGAACCCAAGCCACATACACAGGCGGAGGATACAGAGCCTACGCGGTTACATTCAGTTTTGCCTGGCGATGAGCCACCAAGCCCTGACCCAGAAGAGCGCCAGCAGCCGCAAGACCGAAACCTCGAACCCGAAATACACCTTCCGGACCTGGCTCCTGCGCCTGGGCCTGATAGGCGAAGAATACAAAACAGCCCGTACCCACCTGCTCGCCAACCTGAAAGGCAATATTGCTTGGAGGGATAACCGGGTCGCATAGAGAATAAAGAGCCACAGGCGGGCAACACAGCCCGCCTAACGGCCTTCATATAGAGAGGATGATTATATATGGCGAATTTATACTTGGCCTACGGAAGCAATATGAATTTGAAACAAATGGAGGTTCGTTGCCCCACCGCGAAGGTGGTCGGCAAAGCGACTTTGAAAGGTTATGAGCTTTTATTCAAAGGGGTCAATGGCGGGGCTTACGCGACAATAAAAAAGAACCCCGACAAGGAGACTCCAGTGGTGGTCTGGGAGATAGATGCCATCGCCGAGAACCGGCTGGATAAATACGAGGGCTTCCCGACCTTATATGGCAAGTCGAATCTCCGGGTGGAATTGGATGGTAAAAAGGTCAGCGCCATGGTCTACATTATGAATCGCGGCCCACGCCTGGGGATGCCGGAGCACCATTACTACGAGGGTATTTTGGCGGGGTACGAGGCAGCGGGCTTTGACCCAGCGATACTGGAGGACGCGCTAGACGCATCGAACCCAGATCCCGAATAAGCCGCGCGACGTTGGCGCGTGTCGCGGTCGGGTTGTCGCGAAAGGGCAAACCACCCCAGCCAGCCTGGGAGCGTGGCCTGTGCGCAATAAAAAAACCCGAACAGAATTAACTTGCTGTCAACTGCTAAAATAAAACTAAATTCTTTTCTATAGCGGCCTTCGGGTCGCTTTATTTTTAGCAAAGAAAAGTAGCCAATCAAGGCTACTTTCGAGGTTCTATAGAAAGGTAACAGTCAAGATAATCGGTGATCTGGAGGATTTTCTTAAGAGAAAGGTCAACCTTGCCATTAAAAAATCTACTGAGTTGGCCTTCATTTATGCCCGTATCCTTTGATAATTGATAGGCCGTTACGTTTTTAGCAACCATCAAACGTTTTATCTGCTCCTGAATACTAAACACTGATTTCTACTTCTGTAAAAATTTTATTAGGAATTGCCAAAGAATCAATTAAATCTTTTCGTTCTTCGTTTTCTTCGAGTAAAGCCTCTATAGCATCCTTTATATTTTCAAGGGCGGCCTCATAGGTGTCACCTTGGGAGACACACCCTTGAACCTCCGGACATATCGCGGTGAAACCACCTTCTTTTTGAGGATAGAGTACGACTGAAAAGGTTGCCTTTTGGGTCATTGTATCTGCCTCCTTTCAAATTAAGGGTCTTTGGGTGGGCAGGTTAACACCTACCCATCCATTGTTCCAAGTCCGCCCTTTTTAAGTTGGCACTGGTTAGTATTCCGTTTAATGTTCCAAGTTTCAAGTCCTCGTTATCGTGCCTTGATACCGGAACCGTTCTGACTCCGTTCGTCAGTATGTGGTGGCTGGTGGTTCTTTTAATCCAGAATCCGTTTTCCTTTAGGAACTTCACCATGTCCTTTGCCTTAACTGACAGCCCCATTCTTGCCTCCTCCTTATAAATAGATAATACCAATTACTTTACTATACGTCAAGTAATTAACTAATAATTTGGAGTTTAATTATGCCTTTAAGAGCACTAAGGCCATGTAAACAAGCAGGGTGCCCCATGCTAACAAGGGATGCAAACGGGTACTGTGATCAGCACAAGCCTCTGGCTAGCAGTCAACATATGGAGTACAAGCGAGGCCGAACAGATAAGCGGGAACAAGCCTTCTACAACTCAGGTGCTTGGAGGAAAGCCAGAGGGGCAGCGCTGCGTCGAGATCACGGGCTGTGCCAGCACTGTCTGAGAGCTGGGAAGATAACTGCTGCTGTTATGGTTCACCATTTGACTGAGATTAAAGTGAACTGGTTGCTCAGGTTAGATCTTGGAAACCTCGTGTCACTTTGCGATAGATGCCACAACAAGATACCCCCCACCCGTAGAAAGCTGTAAGCCTTGCTCTGTGGGTCGAAGGCCCCTCGGCTGTATGAAAATGTCGATAATTGAGGTGAAATATGGAAATTCGATCCTACTCTTAATAAGGCGGTCGCATCGTACTGTCATGATCACCGATATTCCTCAAAACGCATAAAGAAGTGCCATCTAAATTCTTTTCAAAACTAAATGTAAAACGAATACTCATATTCAGGCTAGCGGACCATACTCCGTCAGTTCCTCCAAGCATATGAATCCGGAGGGACGGGTGTCGCCAATCATCTAAAAACTGATATATTTTATCATCAAAAAGATCTTTAATATTTTCTGGCAGTTTTCCATATGCACGCTTGAAGCGTGGAAGGTATTTAATCTCCATTAGATTCCACACTTCTTAAATGCTTGATAAGGTCTGTAGCATTATCAAAGCTAGGAGATACTCGACCTGCTTTAATATCCTCATCGGCTTCACGCTCACCAGCTTGCCATTCTTCAGTCCAATACCACTCCTGATCTTTAGGTATTAGAGCCTTTGGTTCAAGAATAATTTTGCCATCTTCAATAATTAATTCAAAAACTTCACCTTCATCAGATAAACGTAAGGCCATACGAACCTCTTTAGGTATCGTGAGAATTGCTTTTTTCTTCATTTGGACAACCCCATATGATTTCCTTGGTGCTAGATGTGCCATAGGAATCTCCTTTCCGAAAATCGGAATTTCTTAGTTAGATCTTATAAGATTGACGATAGAAAATCAAGGCAAATTGTTGGACAGAACCCTACCAGGGGTGATTTTTTATTTGGGGTGATTTATATGGATATGAGGATAAATACAAAGATGGATCTTAAGATGGTCGATATTAACGCGATAATTCCCTACGAGAAAAATCCACGTAAGAATTCAGTTGCTGTCGACAAGGTCGCAGCGAGTATCAAGGAATTTGGATTCCAGCAGCCGATTGTTGTGGATGCAGAGGGCGTTATCATCGTCGGACACACGCGCCACAAAGCCGCCCTGAAGCTCGGACTTACCGAAGTTCCTGTTGTCTACGCAGTGAACCTTACGGACGAACAGGTCAAAGCATATCGGCTCGCAGATAATAAAACAGCGGAGTTTGCTGAGTGGGATGCAGACTTACTCGCCGGAGAATTGCTTGAATTGACGACTCTTGACTTTGACATGGTTCAGTTTGGATTTGAGGCCCCTGCCGAGGCCGAGGAGGACAGCTTCGACCTTGAAAAAGAACTCGGAGACATCACAGAACCAGTTACAAAACTGGGAGACATTTGGCAACTTGGAAAGCACAGGCTCATGTGCGGGGATAGCACAGACAAAGAAACTGTCGAAAAACTTATGGGCGGGGTGAAAGCGGATTTGTTTCTGACCGACCCGCCTTATAACGTCGACTACGTGGGAAAAACAAAAGACGCGCTTAAGATACAAAACGACAAAATGGGAAATGACAGGTTTAGCGCATTTTTAGTTGATGCATTTGCTGCTGCCGATCATGTAATGAAGCCTGGGGCTGTGTTCTATATTTGGCATGCAGATTCGGAAGGATACAACTTCCGAGGGGCCTGTCAAGATGTTGGGTGGCAAGTGCGCCAGTGCCTAATCTGGAACAAGAATACCATGGTTATGGGCCGCCAAGACTACCACTGGAAGCACGAACCCTGTCTGTATGGGTGGAAGTCCGGTGCGGGCCATTTATGGGCGACCGACCGAAAGCAAACAACTATCATAAACTTTGACAAGCCGAGCCGGAACGAGATGCATCCGACTATGAAACCTGTGGGCCTATTTGATTATCAGATCAAGAACAATACTAAGGGCGAGGATATTGTGCTCGACACCTTCGCGGGGAGCGGAACAACGATCGTGGCCTGTGAGCAAAATGGGAGAACCGCCTATTGTATGGAACTTGACCCGAAGTATACAGACGTGTGCATCAAGCGCTGGGAAGATTTAACTGGACTGAAAGCAGAGTTGATAAGCTGATGGCAGGACGAAAAGCATATCCCGCCTCCCTCATGCTGGCAACGAATGACAAGAACAGGCTCACCAAAGAGCAACTCGAAAACCGGCTGCAGAACGAGCCTAAGCCGAAGAGTTCAGTACTCACAACCCCATCGTGGTTACGATCGGATGCCAAAAATGAATGGGAGCGAATTGTTGGGCTGTTCCGGGATATGGACGATATGATCTTGAGCGACTTGGACACAAATGCCCTAGAAATATATTGTGAGTCAGTCGTGACCTACCGGAAGGCCATGGCGAAGGTCAGGGAAAGCAACGAAGTCTACGTCAGTAAAGACGACCCCAATCATCCGAAGCGGAACCCATGGCTGTCAGTGGCCAACGAAGCCGCCATGCAAGTCAAGAAATACGGAGAGGTGCTTTGTTTAGATCCTGTGAGTCGGGCGCGAGTTGGGCTTGGTAAGTCCAGGAAAGACTTCGACCCTAACGCTGATATGTTCGGTGATTGATGATGGGTATACATCGGACAACCCAATACGCGCTCGATGTCGTCCATTCGGAGCTAAAGGATAAGTGCTGCAAATGGGAGATATTGTCCTGCGAAAGACACTTGGACGACTTGGCGAGGCAAGGAACTGAGGACTTCCCATATGTGTTCGACGAGAGTCGGGCCGACCGGATTTTTAAATGGTTCAGCTTGTGCCGCCATGTTCGAGGGGTTTTCCAAGGACAACCCATTGAATTGCAACCTTGGCAGGTGTTCGACCAGGGATGCCTGTACGGCTGGGTTCACAAAGACACTGGAATTCGTAGGTTCAGGAAGGCATATCACAAGCGGGCCAGAGGGAACGTAAAGTCCACCGAAGTCAGTGGGAAGTGCCTGTACCACATGGCGGCAGACGCTATTTACCCGCCTGGAACTCCTGAGCAAGCAAGCTATGAAATGTCACCGGAAGTGGAATGTGCTGCGGTCGATAGAGGCCAAGCGAAGCGCGTGTGGCAAGATGCATGCAACATGGCCAATGCATCGCCTGACATTCTGAAAAGAATGATCGTTAAAAAGACCATCGTGCAGCACAAATCGCGCGGTGGCTTTATGCGGCCTCTCTCCAAAGACACCAAGAATAAAGATGGCGGCGCACCTTGTTACTATGAAATCGACGAGTACCACGCACACCCAACGTCTGAGATGTATGACATCGGGTACTCTGGGTTCGGGAAACGATCACAGTCACTACTCGACATTATCACGACAGCTGGTACGGATGCGGAAAATAAACCTTGCAAAAAGGAAGAAGATTATGCCAAGAAAGTTCTTGATCGGACGGTATACGACGAGAGCTTTTTTATTATGATCCGCGAGATTGACGATGCCGACGACCCGCATGATAAAAATTGCTGGGTAAAGGCCAACCCAATACTCCGGTATCCAAATGACTATTCAAAAGGGTTACTCGATCAAATAAACGCTGAGTACGACACGGCCTATCAATCTGGCGACCCTAGTAAGATTAGAGAATTTCTCATCAAAAGAATGGATCGCTGGCAGTCTGACTCAGAGAACAAGTACATGTCCGGCTGCATGGATAAGTGGAAAGCCCTGGCCATCCCGACTAAAGACTTTCTCGACCTGGTACGCGGACGCGAGTGCTTTGTTGGTTTGGACTTGGCTAAGTCCATCGATCTTACCGCAGATGGTTTTGTGTTTCCTCTGGGTGATGGCAGGTACGCAGTAGACGCGCATGGTTTCATGCCCAAGGAGCGTGCAACCCAGCACGAACACAGCGACCGAGTGCCCTATAGGACCTGGGCGCAGCAGGGCTTCTGCACTCTTACGGAGGGTGAGGTTACGGATTACAACTTTATTAAAACACACATTTACGACCTGGAGTATGACGAGAGCTGGAAAATTAAAGAGTTCGACTATGACCCCTACAACGCGACCCATTTTACTCAGGAGCTTGAAAACGAGGGTTACCAAAGGGTCGAGATCCGGCAGGGTTTTCTTACGTTATCCGAGCCGACAAAGAAGTTCAGGGAGTTAATCCTGCAAGGCCGGATCGTCCACGATGGCAACCCCCTGCTGACTTGGGCTTTGTCGAACGCTATAGAGATCCAAGATAGCAACGGAAACATCAAGCTCAGTAAAAAACACAAGGACGACAGTCAACGAATTGACCCCCTAGCTGCCATCATCAACGCCATGGTGAGGGCTATAGCGGTGGGAGGAGTAGACCTTGAGGCCCACATCTTAAGCGGAGAGTTCAGCTTTTAGAGGTGATATATTGCAAAATCTAATCAGAATCCTTTTGGCATTTGTCGAGGATTTTTTTATTTTCCTCGGTTTAACCCCGATTGTCGCAGCGACCTTCGCCCTCAACACCATCGCCGGAGTGTATGGGTTGGGCTTTATTCTCTTGATTATCGGCGTAATCATGGCGAGGAACCCGCCAAAAAGGAGGTGATCAAGTGTTATTCAACAGGCTTTTAAGGGTAAGAAATGAAGTTACTAGTGGTCTAACAGACCCAGCCCAGTGGTTGGTTGACCTGTTTGGCGGCGGGGTAACAACTTCGAGTGGTGAGCAGATAACTGCGGTAAACTCTCTGGAAATCGCGACGGTCTATGCGTGTGTGAATATCAAATCGAACGCGATTGCGAAGCTGCCCATGCAAGTTTTTAAAACAACACCGACCGGACGGGAGCGGGACAGAGAACACCAAGCAGCCAAGCTGCTCGAAGTCCGTCCCAACCCATTCACGACCCCCTTTACCTTCAAACACACGATTTCAGTTCACCAAAACCTGTGGGGTACGGCCTACGTTTACATGGAGAATGACCCTCGGAGTGGGAAGGTTATTGCCTTGTGGTTGTTGCCGCCGGACGCAACGCAGCCCTATAAAGACCTTGAGACAGGGCTTTACACCTATATCACGACCTTAAACAATACGACGATGCGCTTACAGGAATCGGAAGTGATTAGGCTCCCCTACTTATCCCTTGATGGAGTGCGAGGCAAGAGCCCGATTCAAGTAGCGCGGGAAACCTTGGGGGTGATGCGAGCGTCGAACAAGTTTATTGGCGGCTTTTATCGCAATGGAACGTCCACCAAAGGGATTATTGAAACGCCGACGGCTCTGGGGGCTATAGCTAAGGACGCGCTCCGAAGTGAATGGCAAAAGGCCAACGGCGGGGTGGATAACGCGGGTGGAGTGGCCATCGTGGATGGCGGGATGAAATACCAAAGCATTTCAATGCCTCTTGCCGACGCGGAGTTCATCGCCACAGGGAAGTTCAATGTCGCGGAAATTGCCAAGATCTTTAATGTTCCTCTACACAAACTGGCCGAACTCGACCGCGCGACCTTCTCCAACATCGAAAGTCAGTCCATGGACTTCATTCAGGACAGCACCGAGCCTTCTTTGATTTTGTGGGAACAAGAATTCTCCTATAAATTATTCTGCACACCACGGGACGCCGGACGGTACGTCAAATTCAACCGCAACAGCGCTCTGCGCGGCGATTCTGCGAGTCGAGCGCTGTATTACAAAGAGGTGACGGGATTGGGGGCGTATTCCATCAACGAAGTAAGAGAACTTGAAGAAATGGAAGATATCGGCCCAGAAGGTGATCAACATCGCGTCGACCTAAACCACATCAATGTAACTCTTGCCGATGAATACCAACTGGCGAAAGCGAAAAACCCTGGAAAAACGCCAACTGAATTGCAGGAGGTAGGATTGCTATGACAATTGTACAGGGAAAATTAATTAATGCTTATACTACTTTAATTCTCGCGGGAAGAAAAACTATCGAACAAGTTCCAGAAATGGTAGTCTTGCTAGACAATGAGACTGAAAGTACCATTCGCAAAGAGGTTGACATCAAGGTAGCAGAAAAAACTATCAAAGTATTGACTTAAACGCTTTAGAATTGAGGGCGTTATTTTTATGCCTGGAAGGGGTTGGGTCGTTTGAGCGAGCAAGAAATTGCCGATTTAAAAACACGAATCGCTGTGTTAGAAACTAAAGATGATGCCCAAGAGTGTCGGCTGAATTCATTGGAGATTGATATGGGAAAAAAGTTTGATCGCCTGGAGGCGAAGCTGGATGAGGTCTTAAGGGCTTCCCGCAGCAGACCGACGTGGTTGATTTCGCTCACGATTTCAGGATTAATGACACTGGCCACAGGACTCACGGTTTATTTGATTACATTCCACTAGAAGGAGGAGGGATTGAATGCTGAAACCAACAATTATCTGGAAGGGGTCGCCGAACTTCAGCAGTCCCAAAGGATATAAAATCCTTGCAATTGTTGACCATATTATGAGTGGAACGCTGGCTGGGACAGACGCGTGGTTCGCCAACCCAGCGAGCAAAGTGAGTTCTCATTTCGGAGTTGGTAAGAACGGCGAAATCAATCAATATGTTGATCTTAAAAATCCTGCATGGGCCAATGGCGGTGTCAATAAACCGAGTTGGCCCCTTCTTATTTCGGGGGTAAACCCAAATTATTATACGGTCAGCATCGAACACGAAGGAGACAGTGGCGACGTAATGCCAGAGGCGCAGTACCAAGCCACACTGGCCCTGCATCGGTGGTTAGTTGAGACATTTGGGATACCAGTGACCCGCGATAATATCATCGGCCATTACAGGATTGACTCAGTTAACAAATCTAGGTGTCCTGGAACAGGGTTCCCTTGGGATCGGTTATTTCAGGATTTGCAAGGAGGAAATGACGTGTTAAATGTAGCCGTGTTGTTATTTACGAAGGACGATTTTTGGGGAGGAGCAGATGTAGCTGCAAAGAATGACAACTGCCCTATCTTTGTAAGGCCAGCTGATCATTCCGTCCCTGCCGATTGCATGAGTGCCCAAAAAATTATCGTTGTGGGTGGACCAACAACCAAACATCCGAACGAAGTGCTGCTGAGTGGTAATGACAAATATGCGACTGCCGCAGCTGTGGCTAAGTATTTAGGGTAATGAGAAAGGGGTAATCAATTATGCAAACCATTATTTTCAGCGGATTACAGGATATCCTAACGGCTCTTGTTGGGGTGTTTGTGGCTTTTCTGGTGGCTTACGTTAAGCAGCATTTCTCCGCTATTCAAATCAGTATCGCGAGCGGAATCGCAACAGAGGCAGTTAACTTTGCCGCCCAAGCTGCCAATAAGCTCGGTTTAACTCAAGATTTGGCGAAGTACAATTCAGCGCTGACGAAAGCTAAGGAACTAGCTTCAAAAGCTGGACTTAATTTCACTGACTCACAATGGGAAACGCTTCTGGAAAGTGCTTATAAGAAAGCTAAAAACGAGTTACGACCGCTTCTTGCCCCTGCTCAACAAGTCATTTCTCTCCCCCACCCTACGCCTGTGAGCGATTCGCCGAAGGAGGTGGCAAATTAAGATGAAAGATGTGTGCGCAGAGTGTAACCGACAAGCGTACTGTATGGAACCGTGCGAGCAGTGGTTTATTGAACGCGACAAATGCCCAGTATGTCAAAACAAACTCATTCGTGTGGGTGGATGTGTAGAGTGCATCACTGGTGATTGGGCGAAATGTGGGTAATTAGACAGGTCCAACCCCATTGTTCTACGTGACCCGAGGTCACCATACCCTCCTGCTGCTATTGGCGGCGGGAGGGTTTCTTATACAGAAAATTGACTTGCTAATCTGGTGTTTCAGAGCTAACATTCGTTACTAACAACCCAGGAAGGAGTGCCGCTTCATTCATGTTGCTGCCGATAAGCTTGGCTGGGATAAAGACGTAAGTGCCCATGTATTAAGGCATTCCTTTGGCACGAACTTACTTGAAAAAGGAGCATCGGTGGTAAGCATCCAAAAGCTTCTGGGCCATGCTAATTTGACGGTGACATCTAGGTATTTGCATCAGGATATTAATAAACTCAACGCTGCCGTAAATCTTTTATAAGGGAGAAAGAAAATCATGAATAATAAACAACCGATTTATGATGCCAAGGTCAAGAAAATCCTGGAAGGGTTAAAGCTTAAGACTCGTGAGGTTGTAGCTGAAGAGCTGAAGTACAAAAGCTGGAGGAGTTTGGACGCGTATATGCGGAGGAAAAACTTCATCTACGATAGCCGGGAAGGTCAATACATCCCGGCGGCCCAGACAAAGGTTGAGAAATTAAACAGAGATCCGAAAAGCTACGCCCCGGCGAAAGTCGTCAGCATAATTACTGCTTTTGAAGAAGTGGATATAGACCCTAAGTTGGTGGCTAAACAAGAAGGATTCAGAGACCATAAAGAAATGGCCGAGTATATGAAAAACAAAGGTTTTGAGTGGAACGTCTACAAAAGCAATTATGTCAAAGTGGTGGGTAAGGTGGAAGATGAGTTGGATGTTGTAAATCTACAGGAGACCTTCGCTAAAGCGAAGGATGGGATAGAAGAGTATCTTCCCTTCCTTCGCTTTTTATATGAAAAACGGGATGATCTTTACCAGCTCGTATCTGGTGTGAAGGAAGATGGTAAAATCCCTCGGTATGCCCTACCAGGTATGGTAAGAACAAAAGCCATTTATATGAGCGATATGGTAGCCAAGCTGGCTGGAGAATTTAGCAAGGAAAAGAATGTTACCCAACGAGAGGTCATGGAGGTGGCCCTGGTGGAATACCTGCAGAAGTATGGGTTTAAGCGAGAGATTGAGGAGCTACTCAAGAATCTGTAAAAAAATTATTTCCAAAGATTGGTTTTGTGTTATATTATTAAGCTACATGATATAATGAAAATGTGAGGTGATGAAATGAAAGTACAGAATCCCCACGATAAATTCTTTAAAGAAACCTTCTCTAATGTAGAAGTAGCAAAGGACTTCATGAAGCATTATGTGCCAGAAAACATTTTGAAGGTTATTGATGTCAATACACTAGAACCACTAAAGGACAGTTTTATCAATGAAGACCTACAAGAAGTTTTTTCTGATATGCTTTTCAAAGTAAGAATAAATGAAAAGGAAGGCTATCTTTATTTCCTCTTTGAACACAAAAGCTATACCAGCAAAAATATATCTTTCCAGCTACTAAAGTATATGATCGAAATCTGGGAAGCAAAAATCAAAAAAGAAAAAACAGATGAGCTTCCCATGATCATTCCCTTGGTAATCTATCATGGGAATGACAAATGGAATATCAGGACTACACTGGGAGAAATGATTACAGGATATAAAGACCTTCCAGAAGACCTTAAGAAGTTT